GCTCAACGATGCAGAGCGCGAGTCCATCCTTGCTAAGGTGCAGGCGATCCAGAACTATAAGTATGTTCAGCAGGAAGCTGACCGTATTATGGAAGAGATCACCGGACCGGCGCGCACCTATGCAGCGACGCAACAGGCGCTGAACGAACTGCTCGCGCAGGGTGCAATCAATCAGGAGGACTTCGCCAAGCAGACCGTGCTGGCGGACCGTGCGTTCCAGGCTGCCAACGACCCGCTGATGCAGATGAAGGAGTCCCTCGACGCGTCCATGGTCGCAACGAAGGCTTACGGCGTCGAGCTGGAGCGTGTGAACTACTACGAACAGATCCGGCAGGCGTTCCTTGCTAAGGGCGTCGTGCTGAGTCAGCAGTATGTGGCGGGCCAGAACGCAGAGGTTGACGCCCTCATTCGGAAGAACGACCAGCTTCGCCAGCAGCAGTTTATCCAGAGCCAGCTGAGCGCTGTGGTCAACCCCATCATGAATCAGCAGATGGAGATCGACGCGCAGGCTTCGGTCTATGCTGAGCTGGACCGCTTGCGCCAGGACGACCTCATCAAGGAGGACGCCTATCAGCAGGCCAAGGCGGCGCTTTGGGTCAAGTATAACGAAGCGAAGCTTCAGGCAAGCTCGGACTTCTTTGGCGCCCTTGCGGACGTCACGAAGAAGGGGACCGGGGTCGTTGGCGCTATCTCCAAGGCGGCAGCGGTTGCGGAAGCGACGATCCAGGGCTACCTCGCAGTCCAGAAGGCGCTGGCGTCCATGCCCCCGCCCTTCAACTACGTCGCAGCGGCAGCGGTCGCCATCAAGACGGGTGCAAACGTGGCGGGCATCCTGTCCACGAATGCGGGTTCGTTCGCAACCGGCGGTCAGTTCATGGTCGAGGGTAAGAGCGGGGTCGACGCCAACAACATCAACATGAACGTCACGCGCGGTGAGCGTGTCACGGTCGAGACCCCTGCCCAGCAGCGTGCAAACGATCAGGGTGGCAATGGGTCCGGTGAAACCCCGATGGCGAACGTAAAAATTCTTAATAGCTTGGACCCGCGAATTGCGCTAGACGCTGTGGACACTGCCGAGGGTGAGCAGCTGATTGTCAACATCATCACGCGGAACGCTCCGGCGGTCAAGCGTGTGCTGGGATAAACGATATGGCCTTTGAAACTGGAACCGTTACCGACTACCGAGACCTGATGGACAAGCTCCATACGTTCTTGGTCGCCGAGAGTTGGACCATCAATGACTTCAACCTTGCGGGCACGCTCACGGGTGTGTCAAACCTGAATGTAACGGGTCCGGGAATCGTTGGCGGGCAGCGCCCCAACGTATCGATCCAGACCGACGCCAGCAGCGGTGTCAACGCATACGCTTGGAAGGTGTGCTGCCACCAGACCTATGTGTCGGGACGGGCGTTCGGAACGCAACCGAACAACAGTCCGATCCACTACTTCCTGCTCTGGCCGAACGCGATGACGTATTGGTTCTACGTCAATGACCGCCGCCTTGTTGTCGTGGCGAAGATTGGCGTCTACTATATGTCGATGTATGCGGGGTTCTTCCTGCCCTACGCGCTGCCCGACGAGTATCCGTATCCCTACTTCGTGGGCGCGACGACCAATCAGCTTCTGGTCTACAACCAGCCTGACGCCGGTCTGCGCACCTTCTGCGACCCCGGTCCGGGTGCAGCGTCCTACATGGCGCGTCAGACACTCAGCTGGCAATCGATTGTCAACTCCAACTTCGCAGCGAACGTCGTGGACAGCTACAGCGGCGCGGGGAACGAAGGTGCAGTCGTGTGGCCGTTCCGTAACCTCCAGGTTGAGGACGACTTCCAAGCATCGCGCGACGTCGCATGGTCCTTCTTCCGCCTTATGCGCCCGCTGCTCAACGGTGTCATGCCGATGTTCCAATTGCACATTCTCGACGCTGCCAACGAAACGCTTGCCGGGGTGCTGGACGGGGTCTTCATCACCGGCGGGTTCAACCGCGTGCCGGAGCAGGTCGTTGAGGTCGATACGCAGGACTACCGCCTCTTCATTAACGTCAACAGGAACACGCCGAAGCACTACTTCGCGATGGAGGAATTGTAATGATCGTTCTTCAGACCTCCGCTGCGAACTTCAACGCGATGCTCGTTGCGGTGCGGGACTTCTTGGCGGGTAACGGCTGGACTGTGGTCACGGACTCCACCGGATCCGGTTCGCTGATTATCCAGAACAGCAACGCGCACAAGTTCCGCCTGCGCAGCACGACAGCAGCTCGGAACGACTTCTTCACGGGCGCCTTCACCGATACGATTCTCAACTGCGAGTTCGACCGGGGTAACACTGGTGGCACGCCTGGCACATACCAGACGACGCCCGGTGACTGCAACGATATGACAGGTCCGTTCCCGAACCTGTGGCTGTTCACCGATGAAGCTGCGACCTTCTGCCACATCGTTGCGCAGAGCGCCCCCGTGCGCTACTCGCACGCCAGCTTCGGCGAGATCGATAACAAGGGCCTGCACACAGCGAACATCGACTACGCTGCTGGCACCTTTTGGGTTTACTGGGCAACAGAAGCTAACATCAGCAACTCGAACGGTGACGGCAACCCGTTCAACAATCCGCAGTCGAACCAGCATCAGATTGACCACATGGATGGCGGCATCTGGCTCGGTATCCCTGACGGTGTTCTTGACCCGACGCTGTTCTTCACGGACGGCCCGGTCATCAACCAGCCCTGGCGCCTGTGCGAGCGCGAGTATGGCAAGTCGACTGGCGTCAATAACACCGCTGTCTGGGCGGACTACTTCTGCAACGTCACGAACAAGCCCTTCACCGGCGGTATCATTCTGACCCCGCTTCCGATGGCAGCGAACCCCGCTTCGCAGGACGTGATGGCGATTGTGGGTGAGGTTCCACAGATGGCGCTTGTCAACATGCAGGGCCTGTCCCCCGGTCAGACGCTTGTCTTCGGGGACGACGAATGGCTCGTGTTCCCCATCAAACAGTTCGGAACCGCTGAGGCGGCTAAGTTCGGGTCCAATCCCCAGGCGCAGCCGAACAGCTGGCGCTATGGCTTTGCTTATAGGTCGAACTGATGGCAACGCAAATCCTTCCGGGCAGCCTTTGGGGACCGTTCCCAGGCGGCGTTGAAGAGCCTGTGCCGGTAGGGTTTACCGACGGCACCGCTGTCACCATTGGCAGCGCACCAGCGGGGCCGCTACAGGGGGTTGCGGGTGCGGTCGCTACCCCTGCCGCTACCGCGCTGGCCAACGCCCCCAGCGCGCCCCCGCTGCGCAATTTCATGGATCACTTTTACTTCCGCATTTGGGTGATCCCGCATATCTTCGACGCGCAGAATCCGCAGCGCAACACCCCCATCCCGTTCAGCATCTGGAACAGCTACCTCGAGTCCAACGAGCTCGAAGCAATCACCAGCGAGAACGCATTGGGGCTTGAGCTCGACTTCGCTGCGGGCGACATCCTGGCAGCGTTGGAAATCCGGGACGTCAACATTACGATCACGGACGAGGCGCCTTACTCAATTGACGCCCTGTTCCACTTTGACTTCGTGTTCGGCGGGTCAACGCTCCGCTTCCTTGCGTCGCTGGCAGACATCCTTCCGATTGATGCCAACACCGGCATCCAAGAGAAGTTCGATTGGCTGACGGACATCCTGGACAACTATAACGGCACCGAGCAGCGCATCGCTCTGCGCCCGCGCCCCCGTCGCACGTTCACCATGAGCCTCACCCTCCTGGACGACGCGGACCGCAAGGCACTCTACGATAAGATCTACAAAACGATCGCTCTGTCCATTATCGTTCCCGCCTACCAGTATCAGTCCCAGCTGAAGCAAGACACGGTTATCGGGGACAACAAGATCTATTGCAACCCCGTGCGAGCGGACCTTCGCGCAGGTGAGTCGGTCATTCTGGTCGACAAGGACGGGCTGTTCTTCTATTACCGCGTCGAGACGGTCAACGAAGACCATGTGGTCATCAGCACCGCCTTCGCGCAGGTTATCAAGAAGCGCACGACGCGGGTTGTCGGCGGGTTCACGGGACGACTCCCGGACCGTAGTTCGCTGTCGATGCAGTCGCGCAGCGGGCAGTCCACCTTGTCGGTCACGATGGTTGACAGCCGGGACCAGATTGCGTATCCAGATTATCCGAACGTCGTTACGCTGCCCATGATGGGCGACTTCCCGATGCTCCTGCGCAACCCCCTTGCGGATGGTGACGCCCCCGAGTCGTTTGAAGCGGGTCTGGAAGTCATTGACAATCAGACTGGCAAGCCCGCGCAATACACCGCCTGGGACCAGCGCTATATCAGCGGTGAGCGGAACTATCTTATCAACTGGCTGTTTGATAAAGACGAGATGCAGTTCTGGCGCATCTTCCTTGACTACTGCCGAGGTCAGCAGCGCCAGTTCTACACCCCGACTTATCGCCAGGACCTTGTGCCGGTTGAGGGTTACGAACTGCTCCCCGGTCAGATCGAAGTGGTGGGCAACGAATACGCTGCACTCTACTTTGCATCGCCGACCTATAAGCACATCCAGATTGAGTCCACAGCGGGAACCTTCCAGGTTGAGATCAGCTCGGTTGAGAACAACGGCTCGTCGACCGTCCTCCACTTTGCGACGCCAATTGATGGCGCATTGACAGGGGCCACCGTGTCGCGTATTAGCTATCTTCTCTTGTGTCGCTTGGGAACCGATAGCGTGCTGTTCACGCATAACGATACCTACTCGACCGTCCAGCTAACACTGAGGACGATTAAGGAATGAGCGACTTCGATGACCTGGAGCAGAGCGTTGCATCTTCTGCACCGGTCGAGGGTTACAAGTTCATCGGTTCCTTCAAGACATACCTCTACACCTCCGCCGACAAGTCGCAGGTGATCAACGGGGAGACCTACCTTCCGATCGCTGTCAAGCGGTCCAACATCAAGGCGGGCACGCAGGAAGACGATAACCTCACCCTCGACCTGGACCTCCCGTTCGACATCGACGTCATTCGGGACTACGCTTACTCGCAGACCCCTCCGAAGCTGACGCTGGAAGTCTACCGTCAGCAGTCCGACAACTCGTTGGCATGGTCGCTCTTCTGGACTGGGCTGGTCCGCGGCTTCAACGTGTCGGGGCGCACTGCTAAGGTTCAGGTGCCAAGCATCTTCTCCCTTGCACTGCAAGGCGAGATCCCGAACGTCTACTTCCAGACGCCCTGCAATCACGTCCTCTATAACGCGCGCTGTGGCGTGCTGCGATCCGACCATCGTTACGTCGCTGAGATCCAGGCGGTAGCGAAGACGGATATCACACTGACGACCGAGCCCGCGACAGCGCATATCCTGTCCGCTGGTGAGATCGTTAACACCCGCAACGGTGAGCGCAGGCTCATTCTGGATAACGAAGGGAGCGCGGTGAAGATCGGCTATCCCTTTGTCGACCTGCAACCGGGGGACAGCGTTGAGCTCGTGAAGGGATGTGACCACAGCATCTCCGCCTGCAAGGCCAAGTTCGATAACGTAATCAACTTCGGAGGGTTCCCCTACATCCCGTCCGACAATCCATTCAGCGGGAGCGTTGGCTAATGTGGTTCCTCGTTGTCCTCTTTGTTGGTGCGCTGGTCGCGTCGCTACTGCTGACCCCGAAGCCCAAGTTCGAGAACGCACGCGCCAGCGGGCTTAACGACCTTCAGTATCCGCGGGCGCAGGAAGGCGCACCCGTGCCGCTTATCCTTGGGCGGGTCAAGATGCCCGGTCCGAATACGACATGGGTAGGCGACTTCAAGGCAATCG